ACCTCCAGCAGCGCGGCCTCCAATGCCTCGATGCGCTCTTTATCACTCACTGGCGTAGGTGCATCAGCAAGTCGCCACCCGTGCTCCTCGCTGTAGACAACCTCGCGCTCTTCCGTATACGCCCCCTCCGGCAGAGGATTAGTCGGCTGATCCTCATAGACCGCCTCGCTTATCAGGTTTCCTTCTTCGTCATACTCAGCAGGTGATACCTCAACGGGCTTTATCATATAGTCCCACTCGCCGATGTTGATCAGATTGCCGTTTGCATCAAACACACACGTCTTAAGCATGCTCATACCTCCTATTTCGCTGTCCATCCGGTGTTACCGGTGCCGCTTGTCTTGACGTACAGTGTTGTGCTTGTACTACCGTCAGTTCGTAAATATAGTGATCCGACAGGCGCGGCTACAACTCCGTCAGGCGATCCCGAACCGATATATAATTTTGTCCCATCAAAGTTATACTTTCCGATTCCCTCAATGCGTATAGACCCATCAATATTGCCCTCATTCCTACGCACAATTTGAGCTTCACCAAAAGGACTTACCCCAATCTCAGTGCCATATACAACGTCAGAAACAACTCGCTCAGATCGCACATATCTAAAATTAGAACCATCTGATATAACCAAACTTCCTGTCATCGTCCCGCCATTACTGCTAATTAGCTCGACCCAGGCCGACCAAGTAGCACCAGCGTCTGTACTTGATCTTACAAACACCCTGTCCCTATACTGATTTGCTGATGATGCAGTAAGCCATAATTGTGTAACTGTAGTATCAGATCTTCTCATGACGTAGATAGTTCCTGTCGTTTCTATTGGTCTGTTTAGAGCCGTTGATACAGCGTATTGTCCAGTCTCGATAACGTCATTTAAATCCGAATCAATAAAGCCTCCCTTTCCTCTGCCAGATGGAGAGGTTAACTCGAAGCGTTGCCAGTTAACTGTTTCCTCCTTGTGCGCAGCAAACTGCGCCTGCATATCCCGTGTTACATCTCCAGCTACGTTAATCTCGCGCTGCGGTGTGTAGCTCGGATCCAAATTGCGGATATCTACCAACTCCGGGTCTTTATCGGGACCTCCACCAACTATGATATTATCAACACGTTGATCAACATACTCAACTGCTGCCTCGCGATCTGCAATCTCTTGCGATAAATCGGCTTGCAATTGATCAACGTCCTGCTGCACCAGGTCAAATCCGGTATTGATCTTCTGCCATTCGTCCTTGATTTTATTGCTCCCTACCAGATTAGCGTATCGGTTTGCCATTGTCTTGTTTCGCCTCCTCTATGACTTTGAGATGTCCGTTGATCGCCTTCGACAGCTCTATAAGGATCTCACGCTCTCGGCCTGGCCACGATTGCAGTACTGATGCAATCACGGTGCAGAGCTCTGGCACCGGCTGAGATACATCGATCTCGGCATGCAAGTGTTGGGTGATCTTAGCCACAGTCGATCAGTCCTTTCTAGGTATAATAAAAGACGCTCCCGTTTTACGGGGCGTCTCTGTGTATGGGGGTTATTCGGTTGTCTGAAGCTCTGATAATCTCCGCTCATATTCGGCTATCTGCTGTTCCAATTCAGCAATCTGCTTTTTTAATCCTTCTGGTTCGTAGCCGTTTTGTCTGTCTTGATCTAACGCGAACCGCAGTTTTTCGAGCAAATCATTGCCGCTTGCGATATTACGTTTCAACTCCTCGATCATTTGATGAGTTGTGATCAAATCGTCACCTTCTTTTGACGCTTCCGGCGTCCGTATTATCACTTCACCATCCCAATCAACTTCCTTACCGAGAGCCTCTGCAAATGCACGAACTGGCGCATACGTAACTCCTTCGAAGCCTATAGCCTTAACATCTAGATATTCACCGTCTAGCTTGATAGGGACTTCCACTTCCACTGTTTTTCCTACCATAGTAAAGCTGTCTGCCAAAGCACTAATCGGGAGAGCGATGCAAAGACCCGAAATCAGACCAAGAAAGAACTTTTTCATACGACCCACCTCAAACATCAAATTTTCAGATATTATACCATATTATTTGCACATTTTTAAGGTGGGATTACATCAAACTGTAGATGGCATTCCAGATATCATTTAGCTCTTGCTGAAGTGTTCTCATAGAACCGTCGATTTTAATGCTTGACCAACTAGTAAACCTCACATCTCCGCTCCAAAACTTCACATACGTTCCGCTAAGCCCCAGCGGTCTATTTAGTGCAAACACGTAAAAATCAGTCGGTGCAGCGTATAATATACCGGCGTTTATACCATTTTGAATAAACTGAATAGCCGGGGTGTTAGAGTAGTTAGTGATAATTCTAACATATTCTTGGGGGTTAGTATAAGCGGTGAGCATGTTTGAATCCGAACTGAACTCTATCCTAGGATACACTCCCGGACCCGCCGTCATAATAGTACTACCTAGGATGAGCGTTCCAAGTATCTGCCCCCCACTAATCGTTGAGGATGATATTGTGCCGGATATCTGAGCATTATTTGCGACAAGCTGCCCCTGCATATTAACTCTAAAAGGGGCATCGCTAAAGTTACCATTACCCGCCCAGATGCCCTGCGTATCAGCGCGGAATACATTATTGCCGGAGCCGATCGTGATACTGCCGCCTTGGAGCTCTCCCGTAAACGTCCCGCTGGCAGCTTGCAGATGACCGTCAAACACATAGCGGTTGTTGACCGCATCAAAGTACAGTCTCCGCTGACCGCCCTGATAAAACGCCAGCTCATCTGCGTTAAACACAGCCTTAGCCGTACCGTCCTCACGCTGTACGACGATGCCCTCTGTGCGGCTGTGTGTCACGCCGTAATAAGGCTTACCATACCGCACCGCGTTCTCGTTGAGTCTTTTAACAGCAGCCGTAAGCGAGCCGTCGATACCAAATTCGCTCTCCTGCTCGCTGATGGACGGTGCCTCGATCTGCATGGCCAGCCCGCCGCGGAAGTCAAGCACCTGGTGCAGGATGATGCTCTGGTGAGTATGGACCCCATCCCACGGTATGTCAGCTTCCTCCCAGGCAATATCTGCGTCCTCCCAGGCTAGACTTTCCGTTGATTCAAAATTGATAACATCTCCCTGATCCAAATGCGGGAAGCCGCGAGATGGCATGGAGATCGGCGTATACGACAGCCCGTTGATCTCGGCCAGGATCTTGTCAGCCATGGCTTGTGTGCCAAACGGATTTTCAACGTACAGCGTTTCCGCTTCACTGCCAGACCCCGCTTCGTAATACAGGCCATCGTCAGGATCGTAAATGACGACGACACGGCTGTAGGACTTAACCGGGTTGGTCTGCTGCACGCGGATGTAGTCGGATTCGGTAAATAGGAATGCCGGCTCGTTATGCTTGCTAATCTTTTTGAACCTCAATACTCCATCTTTCCCCATGTATACACAGGCGCTGTTGGCGCTTGCGATAAAACCCATCACCTGGCGGCAAGTATAGCCGGCGGGCCCAGCGCTAATCGTAAATGACGGATCAATTACGACGCTGTCGTCATACGTAAAGCCGATCAGCTCGCAAATCTCATCCCAGACCGCTTGCATGGTTGTCGGGTAATTGAGCCCAGACACATACTCCACATCAGCAAACACGAGTCGGTCATAGCAGACGTATGTCCAGATGTCCCGGTCTTTCGTTCGATTATCAACGTAGAATTCGCCAAGCGGCAACCAATCCGTTGTACCGCCCGCCCAAGGGATGTCGGCTTCCTCCCAGCTCATATCCGCCTCGTCCCAGGTGAGATTGTCAGATCGCAATGCAATGTATGGCACAATCTTCGCATTTGGTGGAAACTGGCTATGCATGCGGAAACGGATCGTCAGCTTGCTCGGGATGACGGTCCCTAGCTCCAGCTCGTCGCTTAGCGACAGGCTGTTTTCGATGCTAAAATCGACAATCACATCGTCACCGTATTCCACATCGTTCACGAGCGCTTTGACCGCGAATTCGCGCTGTGGTCTACGCAGCCAATCTGCAACTAAAGTCGGTACAGGATACATACCATCACCTCTCCGTAAGCGTCAGCTTGAGCCCGGTCCAGTAGATTTCGTTGCCCCGGCTCACCGCGAACGGCGCCACCCGGTCGCCGACATAAAAAGTCCGGGTTTCCAGTTGCCCAGACATCGGATCAGGGTAGGTGCACTGGAAAAACTCGTTTTGCACCGCTTGGAGGATCGCTGACGTGTCCGACCAATTGAGCGGGCCCCAGGTCATATCGATTTTACGCTTGACAGCGATTCTGTCGCGGTGCATCGTGCCATCAGCCGTTCGTTTCGTGGCTTCAGCATCATCCAAATCCAACACAGTCACCTGAAATGAAGAAGGGGCGGCCGGCAGGTCTACCCCATTAATCTTGATCATACTACCCCCTCCTTATACGATTCCTAGTGTTCTGCCGGCTCTGCGATATCTGTCATCTCGAGCATCGTCGACCACTTTAGCGAGTTGTGTGCCGTTAGCTTCCAGAATCACCGGCCGGCGTGCGAAGTCTTGCAGAGCCGCAAGGATCATGTACAGCACTTCCACGACTTCTTGATTTGATCCACCGAGCATTTCTTGTAGCTTACTGAGAGGCGCGACAACCTCAGGGTCAACGCTTGCGTGCGGGTTATCGCCGACCATGGCGAGCGTTGGAGCCGTTACTAGGCCACCTTTAGCCAGTCTGGGTATCTCAGGTATGTTGATCCCAAAACCTTTCCAGCCGGTTAAGTCCTCAACCCAACCCGGCATGTCGATTCGGACTTTATTAAGCTGACGGATGAGCCAGTTCATCGCGTCTATTATGACGTTGATAGCTCCCTTAAATAGCGCAACGATACCATCCCAGATGCCGCCGAAAAAGTCTTTAATGCCGTTCCAAGCCTTTTTCCAGTCTCCAGTAAATACTCCCGCGATGAAGTCTACAATACCACCCAAGGCCTTGATGATCCCCTTGGCTACATCGACGATCGCTCCGAGAGCGCCGCCAATGATCGTAATGACCCCATCAAACACTTCGGCCACGACAGGACCTAATGTCTTCACTAGCCAGTTCACGATCGGCATAATGAACTTATTAAAGATATCCTGCGCGGCCGTAACCAACTTCCCGATAAAGTTACCGATCTCTTTGAGCAAGTCTTTCAGATGGTCATCCCATAGCTTTTTCATCGTATCGAGCATCTTCGTGATGATCGGTTTGAGAAGTTTCTCCCATAGACTGTCCCATAGCTCTTTGATTCGATTTAGCGTCTCGCGAATATTGTCAACAATCTTCTTGCCCCACTTGTCCCACCAATCGAACAAGATGTCGAGCGCGTCCTGCACAATCTTAGAGATTAACTGCATGACCGGATCGATTACATCTTGCCAGATGTCATCAAATATCTGCTTGACCGTCGCAAACAGTTCTCCGAATATCTCCTGAGCCCCAGTGACAAACTCTGAAATCCTCGGCAAACCATCTGTGACGAACTTCTCAATGATCGGAAACGCTGCGTCCCAGATGTCGCCGAAAACGGTGCGCACAGTCTCGGACAGTCCGCTGTAGATCGTCGCAACTCCCGCAATCGACTGCTCCCAGAGTGGCATCAGATCATTCTGCCACCAATTTTTAAGCGGTTCACCAAGAGATACGATGTCACTAAACATCAAACCGAATTGCTCTTTCCATTTGCCGAGTTCCGGTTGAATGATCGACCAGGCTTTCTGGATTCCAGGGCCAAACGTAGCTACTGTCCAATTCCATCCATCCTGGATTGCACGAAAGGTGCGGTCGAACGTCGTCCGGATCCCGAGTGCCAGAGCGTCCATCTGCGTTTGGATGCGGTCGATATCCAACTCCGGCATCTCATATTCCGAGAGCGCCGCGCCAAAACCTCCATCATCCCCGCCGCCTGTTTCGAGCAAATTGAGCTCATCGAAACCGGCCAGCTTGTTCGCGCTCTTGGCCGTCTTATCCATCGCTGCGCGGGCCTTGTCTAAGCCGGCTGCCGCCTGCATGCTCTGCTTGTATGTCTTGCCAAAGAGCGCGGAAACAAAAGCGGCGACGTACGTTGTCGCCGTTACCATGGCCTTTATGAGCGCATTGATCGCCGGCAGCACCGCCTGGAAGATCGGGGCGAAAGCCGCCTTCAGGTTCATCTGAATTTGCATGAGCGACTTGGCATATTCCTCATTGGTCTTGAGCGAACTGCCTACGTAGCTTTGCAGACCGCGGATCGCCCGATAGAGGACGGAAAAAACGAGCACCTGCTTGGCGATGCGGCTGAATGCCTGCGTGAATTGATTGCTCATCTTGCCAGCGCCTTTGCCTGCTGCTGTAAATGCCGAACCGAGACGGGTCACCCCTTTAGCCGCCGCCTTAAACCGCTTACCGGATGCATTCAGCGTCTGATTCGTCTTCTTCAATGCCTTTTCCGTTTGTTCAACCGGCTGTTCGACTTTCTGCGCAGCTTGTCCGGCACTACTGAGGTTGTCTTCCAGTTTCCATATTTTTGCCGCTGTGGAATCAGACTGCTTGGTGAGGCGGAGGATGGCAGATTCGGTGTTCAGAATTTGCTGTTGCAGTTTCGACTTCCGCGCCTCATTGAAGGTGTTTTCGTATGACTCCTTTAGTTGGGTTAGTTTTTGCCGCTGGAAGTCCAGTTTCGCGTTTACATTGTCCAGTAGCGCGGTCAGTTGGTTAATCTCGGCTTGTACCTTATCTGCATCAATTTCAGGCGCAGGTATACTTTTCGCGCTTGCTTGCGCACCTTTCATGACACTCTGCATCGAGGATTTGATCGCCAGTGAAAATTGCGCACCCATTCCCTTTGCAATTGCGCCGATTTGCTTCCCGATGCTGCTTTGGTCCAACTCGAGTCCAAGGCTAACCTTTCCAACTTCATCGGCCACGCCCTCCACCTCCTTTGCCAAACATGCTGGCCATCATTTTTTCAAACTGCTCTACAGCCTTCCGCGCTTCTTCCGGGTTCATCTGCACTTGTTTCATCTGCCGTGTACGCCACGCAGCGCGGATCCGTTTTTGCTCCGGGGTGAAGTGTTTCAGCTTCTCCCGGTCATTCTCGCTGCGGATCTGGACGATGTAGCCCAGCGGCGTGTCCGGCAGTAGGCCCGCGAGCAGCGAAGAAAATTCCGCCCAGGACATATCCGATTCATTGCGGAGGCGGATACCATACTGGGCGGCGAAGGACGCCTCGATCAGTTCCCAGTCTTCATACAGGTCGTACCACGTTTCAGATTTCTTCTCGCGCCCGGCGAAATCGGGCCTCCACAACTTCGAAGTCCTCATCCATGGCGCCAGCCATGCAGGCGATGAAAATGGTTTGATAGTCAGCGAAAGAGATGTCCATCTCACTGATCTTCTGGACGGCCTCTTTGCCGAGAAGCAGTTCGAGAATGCCGTCCACTTCGCGGAGGTCATTCAGATCCGTCTCCTGGATCTTCTGATTCAGGATCAGAACCGTATTCTTGCGGTTGTCGATCTCGAATTCCACTCCCTCAGCCAGTTTCAGCCGAGGGCGCCCGTTCGTCAGCTTCGAGGAAATGTCGATTGTTTTGGACATGTGCTAATCCCTCCAAAGAAATGGAATAGACGGCCGATATTGGCCGTCTTTATGCTGCTGGTGTATACGTCGGCTTACCGTCGCTCATGACTTCGACCGAAAGCGCCGCGACGGCCGTGCTGTCGCCGCCTTCTGCTTCGGTGACGTTGAGGATGCAGTCGAAATCGAGCGTTGCACCGGACGGGAATTCCACCTGGAATTTCGTTGAACAATCCAGTCCAGACTTCCATGCGGTTTCCGCCACATAGTCGTTCCCCGGATCGCCGACGTGCCTTTTGCCGTTCAGTGTGAGCGTGAAGCTCTTCCCGGTCATCAGGCGGCGCATCCAACCCTCGGTTTCCATCGGTGTCCACTCTTCCACGTTTCCGTCGATGGCGATCTGGAACGTTTCCATCTCCTTGATGACCGCCATATCGGCAGCCGTGGACGCCCGACCTTTCGTCCCGACCTTGAAGACGATGTCAAATACGGGGAAAACCCCGCTCGTTACAGTAGCCAACTTCCATCACCTCTCGTAATAAATGTGCGTTTCAATCACAAATTCATAAATACCTTCACTGTCCACACCAACGCTGATCGGTCCGGACTGCGGCATGTGGAACCACGCCCGCCGGTCGCCGATCGTCGCCTTCTGACCAAACAACGCGTCGTACATCTCCTGCGCTTTCGTCTCCGCTGCGCTGGCGCTCTTGCCCCAATGGACAAGGATGGAGACAGCCTTGACCGCGTACCCGGTCGCCTGCGGGCCGCCGACAGCCATCCGAGACGGCGCGCCGGTGGTGTTATATAGCGTGATGGATCGATCTGCTGCTCCTCGGCTGTTCAGATACCATTGCGGGCTGTCAATGACCGTCTTCATCCAGTCGCGAATTTCTGATAGATTCACTTGATCAGCCCCTTTTGTTTCATGAGAATCTGCACAAACTTCCCGTACGTCTCGATGACCCACTCCTGCTTTTGCCCTTTCGTGTGGTATGGCTCCATCCACTTGCCGCGGGCATTCGGGTTTTTGTCTGTCCGGAAGTTGTATTCCGGATGCCAGTACAGGCGTCGTGCGTACGGTGTATCAAAGACGATACGAGCGACATTCTGCTGGATCTCGGACAGATCAACAAATCCGCTGCGCTCCAGCTCACCGGTGTCCTTTGGAACAACGCCCGATGTGCGGATATCCGTCAGCACGGCCTCTGCTGTCAACTCGACCGCCTGGCGCATAATCTTCTTCGTCTCCGTCAACCAAGATTGATTGAGCGTCACTTTTGTGGTTACCTTCACGCCAGCATCAGCTCCGTCGAGTACACCGTGCCGTCAGGATTTCGCGGTCGCAGTGTACTATGGATAGCCTTGTGCTGACCGTGAACCACGACATAGCCCTGGATCGGCTTATCCGGGTAAATGTCGCCCTCGATGATGACCAGACCCGTTAGCATCACAAGTCGCCTCTCAGCGTCCAGCACCTGACGACTCTTTTCGTCCAAAAATGCCGGACCGTCATAGATCAGCTCCTCCATATATTCGCCGTCGCTGTCCGTCCCTTCCCAGTACACTTTGACCGGGATTTTCGGCAGCCACTTCGGATATGGAAATTTCATGCCCTCACCGCCCTGTTTGCAAGGCCCGTGGGCAGGAGCAGCCCCATCACTTCCTGGGATGTTCTCACACCTCCGGCACCCTGCACAAATCCGGATTCACCGAAGCTCCACGAAATTGATCCTGCACCGAATCCCGTCATCGGGGCGCTCAGTAAGTCGCCGTACTGATGCCAAAAGTCAGCCTGCCGGCACACGGCTTTCTTGACATTCTCCTGCTGAAACGGCGTCAGGTTCTCGAATACTCGTGCCTTGATACGATTGTACGTTAGCGCGTCGATCTGATCTGAAGCACGAGAAAGGGCCTGCTCCAGCTTTTCAGCCGGAATCAAGCCCGCACCGTATTGCTCGTAATCCTGCGGCGTCGCGTAGCTCACGGGCGATCACCGCCTTATTTGCCCGATCTCTTGCCGGTCTTCTCGATAGGGCCGTCGTCCGTACCGTTGGTAAGTTGCGCCAGTTGCGCTTTCAGCGCCTCGTTTTCCTTCTGCAGCAACTCGTACTGCGCATACGGCACCGTCTTGCTCGGCGCGTGCTGGACGATCTCCAGCTTGCCGCCCCGATCCTCGGCGATGTCGAATCCGAGGTTCAGATACCGTTGCCGTTCCGCTTCATCGATTTTGAGCTGCTTGTTTCCTTTGACCGCATACAGCACTTCGATCACTCCTTTGGAAAGAAATCAGGAGACCCGAAATCAGGCCTCCATGTTGATTTGCACGCCGTCAACCTTCCGCTCGATCAGGAATAGGTCTGTGTAGCTGCGGTTTTGGTACAGCCAACCGTCGCCGGTGGTGTGGCTTCCAGGAGGCCACAGGTAGATGGCTTGGTGCTTGATCGGTGCAATGACTGCACTCGGATGCACCAGAATCATGTTGATCTGCTTTGCTCCGACGCCAGGCGCGAAGCCGTCCGTGAAGTCGTAAGCAGACTTCATGCGATCGGACGGCACCTTCACCAGTTCGACGTCGTCCAGCTGGTTTACGGCGCGAGCCACACGACCCGGACCGGATTGCACGTAGAAGGTCCGCTGGATGTCCTCGGCTTGTTTTAGTAGCTTGTGGACAGTCGGTGTGACATAAAGTAACCGTCCGCCTTCTGGTACGCTAGCCTCGTCCATAATCTCCATCAACTCGTCAAATACCTGCAAGACGTTGTTCACGTCTAGGACGGTTGTATCCGGAGTGCCTCCGTACGTTTGCTGCTCAGAGAGCAGCTTGCTGTACCGATAGCAATCCAGCTCCGGGATTGCCTGTTCCGTCACAAACACATTCGTGATGTTGGCTGCGGACACAATCTGGTTCGTCTCGTCCACGTCCATGGCATCAACGAAGAATTCGACATCCCGATCGTGCTGCAGGATTTTCGTCTCGAAGTCGTTCGAGATATCTTGACGGTTCCACCCGCCCGTTCGGCTGTGATCCTTGTACCCGCCCAAGTCAAGGCGCGGAATCTTGATTTCCTTCGCCCCCACGAAACGCACACGATCCGTGGTAAGCGCGGCGCTGGTCAGTTCGCGAGCATATTTCTGCTGCAGCTGCGTTTCAAACGCGGTGACGTAGTTGAACGCATTCGCCATTGTTCATCACTCCTGAATTATTTTTGATCGTTTCCAAATATGGCGGCCAGTTGGTCGTTGTTCACCGTCGGCGGCTGACCGCCGTTACCGCCGATATGGAAGCCGGGCTGTTGCTGCGTGTCGTCCGATTTAAACAGGAACGCCTTGGATTCTTGCAGCGTCTTCAGCTGCTCGTCCAGACCGACCACCTTGTCGCCATCCAGAACCAGCTTTTCGCGATCAAAAAGGCCGGCTACCAGATCCTCATCGTGGACCTTGCCGGCGATCGCTGCCTTGATGGCGCTGGACAGTTTGAGGTTTTTCAGATCGTCCTCATACTTCTCCTTGGCCTGTCGATTCTCGTCCTGGAGCTTCTGAATCTGCGCTCTAAGCTCTTCGCTGGCCCCGGCCGCTTTCTTCAGTTCGTCCAGCTGTTTGTCCCGTTCGGCGACGTCGGTCTCCAGCTTCTTCTTCGCTTCAGCCACCTCGTTGTATTGCTGCTTGGCGACAAAGTGCTTTGGCAACTCCTTATTCACGTCGGAAATCAGGCCGTCGATCTTGGATTCATCGACCCCAGCTTTTTTGAGCAATTCTTTGAGCCATTCCATGTTCATCCAACCTCCATAGATTTTTATAGCCGCTCTCCGGCTGCGGGAGTCGGCCGATATACCCCGGCCGCGGGTAAAACATTGGGCCCCGGAAGTCTCATCCGGAGCCCAATACAGCGCTGTAACGTCAGCGCCAGACGAGATGTCGGATCACCTTAACCATTCTGCTACTCAGCATCCTCAATCTCTTTGCTTATCAGCAACTTCACATATTCAATTGCACCGAGTGCTTCAAATACTGTGATACCCTCATCAGATTCATAGTCAACAGTTCCTTCAACGTGATTTATGATGATTGTCAATTTTCTTTCCATCTCTACACCACCATCGCCTTATCAACTTCACGCGCCCGATCACGGCGCAGCTGCGGATATGCTTCGAGCAACTCTTCCATACGCATGTTCCATTCGCTGACCTTACGCTTGTATCGTTCAACGTTCTGCTCGTCCAGCGAGCCGGCGGCGAGGCGTTTGTATTTGCGGATGTTGCGCTCAATATAGCGTTGATATTGTTCCGCTTTATATAGCTTTACAGCTGCTTCGTCATCCACAGGGTCCGGCAACCGGCTGATCCCCGGGAAGTACGTGGACAACGAGTGCCGGCAGTTCGGATGAAACGCTCCTTCCTTCATGGCTTCTGACAACCGGACCAACTTCATCTCCTTGGCCAGCTGCTCAGCCTGCTCCGGAGTGATCGACGTATACACATCATCGATCATCACCGTGCCCTGATACGGCAAACACCAAGGCGAGCAGTTAGCGTGAGCGCTCATCACCACGGTATAGACGCCCCACTCATCGCGCTTCTTTCCTTCGCCAAGAAACGTTGCTCGCTGACTTGCAGTCCGCAGCGCCATCTCAGCCCAGGATGCGATGTTGACCTTGCGTCCATCTCCGTAGGTGATCGTATCGATGCCGCGTGCCAAAAAATCACGCGTTGCCATATCAACCGCCTGATCCAGTGCCTTAGCTCCGGCTGCCATATTGACCTCCGCCTTATAGATGACCTGGCGATAAACGTCATCCATCTTTCGCAGCACGCCTTGCTCAGCTTGTCTGAGATCGTTTTTCACAGACTCTTGCAAAGCTTCAAGCTTCTTTTCGTTCGTGCCGAAAAACTGAGTTTCCGAAGCGGCTCGCGGAAGATCTTCGTGCGGCACTTTGTCAGGCTGATAATCCGGAATCCTTAACCTCGGCTTTTCGTCTATCGGAAACCGGATTTCTCCTGACACCTCATATGCAGCTCGTCGCTCCATCCCAAACAACCTTTTCATCTCGTTCTCGACGACGCGCTCTCCCTCGGCAAAGCTTTCTTGTAGGAGGTCCTCTGTCAGCTTTTCCGCCTCGCGAAACACACGTCTTACAATCCGACTGTTTGCCTTCCGGTAACTGGCCAGACTTCGCAGCTTGACCAGCTGCCAGCGATCCCAGCGGAACCCCTCTTTGATCTCTTCCTGTTTATGCCGCTTAAAGTTGCGTTTGAGTGACGCTATCAGATCCAGCGCCATCGCCTCAAAGATCGCCACGATATCATACGGATCTCGTTTCCGCTTCTTGTCCTCAGCCATCAGTCGTCACCCTCTGGCAGATCTACATCCTGTTGAGGATCGCCCTGCTGGACATCCTGATTAATTGCAGGCTCATCTAGCTCGATGTATCCCAGTTCCTTTTTCAAGCGGTTAATCTCTTCCTTCTTCTCCTCATCCGTCCACGTATCGCCATATAGTTCTTCCACGGCTTGCTCAATAGACATGATTCCAAACGAACGGGCTTTCCCGACAATCTCAACGATCGTGCCAAAATCCGGGCTCGCATACTCGCCAAATTTGACGCTGGCTTCGTATTCGCCCGGGACGCGCTTCTGCATCGTGTCCTGGACTTTCAGCGCGACGTCGACCAGGCGCGGGATGACCTCATTCAGCGCATCAATGATCTTGCCGCGCGTGTAGAGCGTCGTCTTTTCCTTCTCGCGCTGCGCCTCGGCGTTGTCGGTCTTTTTCAGATCAATGCCGAGCGTCGCCGGGCTGATGATCCCCTGCAGGCACATGTCCAGAGCGTTTGCATACGACTCGACAAACGCTTCGTACAGTATTTGCGGTTGAACTGTAGTGATCTGCCCCTTCGCATCCTCGGCCATCACGGCGCCGACCTTGATGAACTGGTTGTCGAACGGGTTCGGGCGCAGGGTCGCACCGGTGCGCGGGTCGCGCGGGATCAGATCCTCCGGGATGTACTTTTGCACGCGCCCCGCGCGAATGGCGTCGATCCACTGGCTGATGACCTCGTCCAGCGCGTCGAAACTGTCAGCCTTCGCCTCGAAAATGGACTTCCCCCGGCCGGGCCACTTCGGACTCTTAAAAAACCGCATCGGCACGGCCATCAGGAAGTCGCCGGCATATATCACCTCGGGCACCAGCTTCGCCGTTTCCGGTACCGTCCCGAGCGGCACCTCTCGGCCTTGATCATCGAACAGGCGCGTCCGGATGTAGCCGCGGCCGTATGTTTCCTCCAGCCGGTACGTCTTGTCGCGGTGCGTATATTCCGACAGGAAGACGATCTCCTGCAACCGGTCGCGTACCGTCCTATATTCCACCCGCTCGCCGCCATAGAACTCAATGATCGGATACTCGGATACATCCGGATCGACGACCAGTTTGAACGCCCCATCCCCGGCCACAAGCGTCTCCGCGATGCTCTCGCCCAGCAGTTCGGGGAACTTGTTGTCCTCGCTGATTTCATCCCATCGCTTCAACAGCATCTCGGTCTCCAACTCGATGCCGTCGAAGTCCACCGTCACAATATCCGTGATGCGGTCGACTATCATCGCCGGGAGACCGCTGTGAATCTTCCGGATCTGGAGGTCGGCAGACGGAACGGCCGCCCAGAAGCGCGACGCAGCCACGCTGTCGTTGGTTGCGCTGGAGAGCTGCTTATAAAACTGGTCCAGCTCCGACGGATCACCGCGATACCAAAGCCGGTTCCGCAGCACGTTGGACTCATAGCTCAGAGGCTCCTGAATAATAATTGACTGCTGAGCTGGTGCTGGATTAATCCGTAATAGTCTCATGACCGCGTTTCTCACCCCATCCCCTAAAGAACTCCAAAAACTCACTGTCTCACCTCCCTTACCCGCCATGGATCAGGTACATTGTTTCAGCAACACCCGTTGTCGCGTCCGGCGCGTCATCATGTGCGTTTTTACCCTCTCGCTGATAGGTTGTCATTGCCTTGTAATATTCCGGCCACCGATCGCGCCAGTTGACCGGGAAATAGATATGGTTCATGACCCATGTCGAATTTGCGAGAATCCGGGCGATTTTGTTCTTACTCTGGTGGAACCAACTGATGTCTGTGCGGTTGCTCTGCATCTCAACCTCCAGTATCCTCCGCACGTTGCGGGCAAATGCTCGGCCACCGCTGTTGGACTCAAACCTCGCGCGATTAACCGCGTGCTTGTACAATGCTTTGGCAACAGCTGGCTCCGTTTCCTCCATCGGCGCCTTGGTGTATATGACATCTAGGACGTACGCCTCTTTGTTGTACGCGCCCCAGATGATGTTGCACAGGTAATCGTCGCCCTGGTCGGCGCTGTCGCAGTATGAGTAAATACCAGTAAACAGTGGATGACCATTTGCGTCTGTCGGGATCCGCTCGTATGTCTTAAACGAGCTGTACAGCTTACCCTTGATGTCGATCGGGATTTGCTGGTAGTTCGCGCTGGCGATATCCTCGCCCATGGCCCTGACGCGCATGTCGTACGATTCGCGGGATAGGATATCCTCGCAAAGCATCGTGCCGTCATCCTGTAGCGCCTTCATGGTCAGATGGCGGACTCGCTTTTTCTCTTCGGCAAAGTGTTCGAGCGCTCGACCGGCTAAATCCCCTGTTGCCCAGCGCGTCATGATAATGATGATCTTGCCGCCTTCCTCCAGGCGGGATAGCATGGTGTTCGTAAACCACTCCCAATGCTTTTCCAGCGTTGTCTCGTTATGCGCCTCCTCGGCGTTCTTGATTAGGTCGTCGATGATCAGCAGCGTCGCGCCGAAGCCGGTAGCCGTGCCCGTGGGCGACGTCGCTAGATAACTATTGTGCGCACCTTCCAGACTCCATAGGTTCATGGCTCCGTCGCCCTTTTTAATGCGCACCTGCGGAAACACGTCACCATACACAATGACATTAGGGTCAGCTTTGGCGGTGCTGATTCCGTTTCGCACGGCCTTTGAAAACGTGTTGGACAACGTCTCGTTGTAGGATCCCGTCATGACTTTCTCGTGGATGTTCTGGCCGAATACCCACTGAGCAAACAGAGTCGCCGTCCTGGACTTACCATGTCGCGGCGGCAGGTTGATGATCATCACATCATCGTCGGACTCATAGAAGTCCTGCATTTCGTTGCATAGATCAACCAGGTACTTCCGGTCGTCCCTGTAGAAGTCCGGTGCCATCGCTTGGCAGAAATAAAAAAACTCGCGCCTTGCGAGTTCGATGCGTGCATAGAGTCTGATGGTGTCCATGTCAACCGTCATCCTGAATCAGCTTCCTCAGCTCTTCGGTTGTCAAACCCTGCAGCGGATTATTAACCTCCATGCTGCCAGAGTGGTTGATGTCCCACTTATCACGCCACTTATCCGGACGACGGTTTTTGAGCCAGAAGATCTGTGCCGTCACATCCGGCTGCACCTCTTTCGTCACTACTTTCGTGACGGTCAGAACCTGATCGCCGGTATCTGGATCAACCGCAGCTTCACGCGTCACCTCTTCGTAGGTGTATCCGATCGCGCGTTTGAACAGCGCGTTCTCAACCTCAACATCGGCAACCTCCTTGCCCCTTTTTAGGGCTGCCGCAAGTGCCGGATGCTGCTTCACGTACTCGCGAAATGTCGAATAGGCTACACCAAGCTTCTTGGCAATATCAGCGTCAATGTAGCCATCTCTTGCCCAAGCCTCCACAAGCAGGAGCTTGGGCTCAACATGCGTATGATATTTGCTTCTGGCTCCTGCCATGCGATCAGCTCCTTTCGCAAATGAAAAAGCACCTATCAAGGCGCAAAAGGATAAACGTTCCAACGTATCGAATTCACTCGTAAGGAGGTGAATTATGTGAACTGGATTCCGGTCAGCTCGTCGAACCTTTCGGCGGTCGCCTACGATGATTCAACTCACACGTTATACATCGAATTCCACAGCTCTGGAGTATACGCCTATTTCGACGTTCCACCGTCCGTGTTTCGGGGACTCCTAACCGCCCCTTCACACGGTAGCTATCATGCGGCACATATTAAGCACAATTACAGATATAGCAAGCTTTAATCTTGATTGATGAGGATGATTGCTGGCCCTTGGATTGTCCGTTCCTCTCGACCAGTAATGATCCTCATTTCTTCGTACGGCAACAACTCAATCCTTGAAACACCTTCACGTGCAGACAGTTCATCTGAAAGTTCTTTCGTTGAAACAACAGATATTGCGCGTTTAGTCATCTTAATCAACCCCTATGCACCATTTTTGACAGGCTCCCTGGATATATACCCCGGACACCGCGCCGCACCTATCCGGCTCGGCAGGAGGAGGTCGATGCACACCTTGCGACGCGGTGGACGAAGTAAAGAAAAAGCCGCCCGATCGCTCGGACGACTCTATAT